TGTCCTGCGTGATCGTCAGCGCACCAGTTGACCAATACGGCTGACAGCGCATGACCGAACAAAGGTCATTAATCAGCTTGTACGCCTCGTACTGGTTTTGGATCAGGGCGTTGCAGCTAAACCGTGCTTCTTTGGTGCCATTGCCTAAGCCTGCATCGACAAGCTCGTTTGCATATTGGCTAGCGGAATAGAAGGCGAATTTATCCAGCTGTGCTTCAGCGATATGGTCGCCAAATCCGTAGCGGCTGATCAGCAGGTCATACAGGATCCAAGCAGGGCAAGTGGTCCATTGCGCTGCGGCAAAAGTCCCTGTCCAGGTGCCGCTGTAGGTGATCCTGCCGGTGGCCTGATCAACGGTGGCGTTGTTTGGGATTTTGACCTTAAGGCCGCGAATCCGATAGGCACGGGCGGGAATGTTGTTGAACTGCTCAGCCTGAAACCTGACCGCTGCCAACGCGCTGTTGGGGTAGCGCAGTTTCTGATAGATCAGCTCGGTGTAAGCCGTGAAATATGTCGGGTTGACGTTGGTATCGCTGCTGTCTGCTGAGTCACGCACCACGCGCAGGTCAACAGGAAATGCGCCGTCAATATCGACGATGTAATCCCGCTCATATTTATCAGCCGTCCGGCCGCTAATCGTGTCTGTTTTGACGGTGGTATAGCCGCCGCCGTTGTACTGCAGTTGGATGCTGATCGTGACGCTGGTGCCAAGCACGTCGCCTTCAGCGGTGCCACGCTCCAAGCGCGGAATTGCAATGCTGACGCGGACCGCATCAACGTTGGTGTCGGTGATCTGCCGGGTAACAGGCGTTGCTTGGACAACCTCTACGTTGACGCTCTTAATGTCTTCGGTCGTTTCGCCGAATTTCTTGATGTAGCTCTGGGCGTTGGTGCCATACCGCGCTTCGACCGTAACGCCTTTGAAGTTGTAATCCGCGTCAGTCAGGTTGGTTACATCAGCGCCAGATCGCAGGATTGGCGTATCAGTTAGAAATACGTCTTTAAGAAGTGCTTTGTTGTAATTGTCAGTGCCGCGGGTGTAATCACGCGCAGAAGGGAAGCCCTCGATTTCGCCTTCACAAAGCAGATCAAGGATGTTGGCAAATGCAGTAGACGCCAGGTTGTCCGCTGTGCGTATTGGCGTGCGGACAGCTGGGGGCGCCGACTGCTGAACAACAACCGTTTGTTGGACAACCGTTTGACCGCCACCGCCACCGCCGCCACCACCGGCACCGATGATCTGATTCTGCTTTTTCTCAGACATGTCAGATCGTGTCAACGTCGATGCCAGCAGAAATCACCACCGACCCCACGATAGTTTCGCCATAAACCAAAGGCACCGGAGTACCTTGGCGGCTGGTGTTTTGAATCCCGCTAAAGCTGTACGACTCTTGCGGGTCCATTTCGGTGCCTTCAGTTGTGGTTGTCCTGCTGCCACCCAATGATTGCGATGCCGGGCCGATTTGTCCAAGTTGTGGCGTTGGACTAAGCAGCTGCGAAACACCGCCAAGCATCAACGCAACACCGATGGCGCCAATGGCGCTGGAAACACCGGCCGACACAATGCCAGTAGCCACTGCACCACCAGCTGCGTGGGCCAAGCCGGAACCTAAACCCATAAAGCCGCCACCAGCTGGACCAAGCAAAATCGCAGCCGTAATTAGCGCAACGCCCGCCAAAATCTTGCCGGTGCCACCACCAGCGCCACCCAACACCGGAACAATGCGGATCACTTGGCTGGCCGGATATTGCAGCTCTTCTAAATCGGTTTCGTAATCGTCAACGATCACCTTGTAATGCTGGTCGGCCATGTGCCGCTCAAGGCCGGGAAAATTGGCCAGCAGCATTCGGATCGCTTCGCCTGCGCTGCTGATCTCGGCTAGGAACTTCCGCTGACCGACGAATTTTGCCAGCGGACCGTAAAGCCTAAGTTCCTTTTCCATAGCGCAGGATTTTGCCGCAGACCTTAAAGATCCATTCCCCCACGATATCTCGGGAACTCAGCCGGCCCCGTAAATGATGCAAAACCAGCTGGTCGCCGATGTAGACGCCAACGTGATTGAGTTTGTTGGAGTCAATAGCCATCAGCATCGCGTCGCCGCGCTGCATATCTTCAATCGGCACCTCATAAAAACCTGCCTCACGCCAGCAGTCATCAAACATTGGGTTTTGGTTGAACTTTTCCGGTGTTGTCGGACGGTCCCAGTCAGGCAGTTCAATCCCTTGCTCGCCATACCAGTCACGAACCAAAGTCCAGCAGTCGCTCACGCCCCAAACCCAAGTGCGCCCAATCAGCGGTGCTTTGTAGCCTTCAGGCTCGCACTGGCCCCACTGCTCGGTTTTCGGGTTGACGATGAACCAAGGCAGGCCGGATTTTTCGCAGGCAACGCGGTCGGCTTCGCTTGGAATTGGCGGTGTGACCGGGTGGCTATGCACCACGCCAACAACCTCGCCCTTGTCTTCTGCGGTTGCGTAGTCAGCTGGATCAAGAATGAAAAACTCTGTTCCTTCCGCCAAGTTGCGGCATGGCACATAACGCTCGCGGCCTTTGACCACCACCAGCAACCCGCAGGCTTCGCGCGGATCCTCTGCCTTGGCGTGTTCCAGCGCAGCCGCCTTTGCTGTGTCGTTCATCCGTTGAATGCGCCAATGCCAGGGAAGCCGCCAAACGGCAACTCATTAGTTGCGCCAAATCGTGCTTGGCAGCTGCTCAGGCGTTTGCCGCATTTGTCATCAGCGGAAGCAGTAACCGCTTTGTCGTTCTCGTCGAAATAGCTGCTGCCGCTGTAGCCGCATTCGGCGCCCTTATAGATCCAAGGGCAAAGGTTGGCGCTGCATTGGCGCTTGGGTGCCCTGACGCCAGCAAGGTCAAAAGCAGCGGCAAGCTCAAACTCAACCAAATCCCTGGTCTCAGTGACCTTTCTTGCGCAGTAGTAGATTTCATCAGGCAGCTTGGCGCTGGTGTCAGGCGTGCCGTAGGGATTCGTGCTGCCAGTGAAGTTGGCGGCATCGATGTAGCGCACTAGCGTGCGGATCCTGGTCAGCTTGGCGCCAGTCAGGTCGTTGCCTGCTGTTGTCTCATTAACGTCAAGCAGGATTGCCGTGATGCTGCCCAGCAGGTTGGCGACACGGATTGTTGGGCGGGGAAGGCTGCCGCTTTCGGCGTTGTACTCAAACCCGTCAGCCTCAATGGGCAACTTGCTGTAGGTGTTGCCATCCCAAACAATGTCGCCGTTAGTGGTCAGCGCATTAGTTCCGGCGTGGAAGCGGTAAGTAAATGAACTGCCATGGATATTGGCGAACAGCTCAAGCTCAAACAGCTCGATGATGCTGCTGGGGTTGACGCTTTGAAGTTCAGAAACCGGAATTGCCATTACGGTTCAAATACCTGCCTAAACGTTGCAGTGATGGTCCGCAGCGTTGGCTGGTTTAGCTGCTTGCTCCATTCAAGGCATACCCATTTATATGACGTTGTTTCGTCTGGCGGCGTCCAGTCAAAGCTTGCAGAATCAGCCGCGCGAGCATTTAGAAAATCTTCGATCTCATCAGCTTGTGTTTCAGTGATGTGCTCCCAAGTCAGTCGCCATTCTTTGGGGTTCATGTGGCTGGGGATGCCATAGAGCAAACGTTGCTCATAGCCATCGCCAAATTGAACGATCCGAGTTTTTGGCGCGCTGCTTTTCTGAGCGCCCAGACTTACGTCAATGCTTGGAAAGGTAGCCATTACGCGAGCAAGCCTCCTGGGCGTTTTTGTCGGATCAGCTCTTGACGAATGGCAACGCCAATAGCTTCGCCGAGCTGTTTGCCTTGGTTGGTATTGCCTTGGGCTTGGGAGCCGGTGGCATCAACGTTGACCACGATATTGCCCATGCCGCCGCTGCTTTCAACCCCAAGCCGACCACCAGGGCCGCGGCGTAAAGGCATGATCGCCTCAGGCCCGGCCTCGCCCATCAGGCCAATGCCCTTGGCGAAGGGAAATACCATCGGCCGGTCAACAATGCCGCCCTTGGCGAATGGCACGATGCCGTTGGATGCGAAAACGTTGCCGTTTGCGCTTTTCACATCAGGGAACAATGCCCCAACCAACGGCTTGATAATTGCCTGCCGGATAGCGATCCGGGTGATATCGGCAATAATGCTGTTGGCAAGGTCGCGGAAATTCGCCTTGCCTGTTGTGACGAACGTGGTCAGCGCATCCTCCATGCCTTGGAATGCGCCAATCACTGCATCAGCAGCTTGACCGCCAAAATCAGCGAGGGTCTTTTTGTATTCCTCCATTTTGTCGCCAAAGGCTTCTTTGAAGGTTTTGCCTGATGACTTGGTGGCTTCTTCTAGTGCCTTCTGTTTTTCAGCGGCCAAGGTGTCTAAATCAATCGCCAGCTTGCGCTCAATGTTCATATCTTGAGCGGTGGTTAAAGATGCCTGAGCTGATTCGGCAAACTCTGTCATCAGCACGCGCCGGCGTTCTTCGTACTCAAGCTCAATCCGTTTCAGCGGGTCGGATTCGCGCGCAATAGCCAAGGCAGCTTTTGAGGCATCAAGCTGCAGCAAAGAAGCTAGGTAGCCTTTCTGTTGCGCCTCAGCCAGCTTGGCGGCCTCTTCCGCTGCCTTCTTATCTGCAGCTGCTTTGTCTTTTGCTGCTTTCTCGCTTGCAGCTGCGCCGCCGCCTAAGAGGTTTTCAACGTCAAACGCACCGCCCATCAAACGGCGCGAGTAACCCGTGCGGTCTGGCCGCTGATTTGCCAAACCGCCGCCAAGCAACTGCGAAAGGTTGCGCCTGTCAGTTTGGAACTGTGCGCCAGTTTCTTTTAAGCCTCTGGTTGCAATCTGGCCGACCTTGGCGAAATCACGCTTTAATGCTGCATCAGCAATGGCGACTAGATCGCCAATGACCCGGCTCAAAAATCTAATGCCGGCGATCGTTGCATAAACAGCGGCGCCAACGCCACGCAAAACGCTAGCAATCAATGCGCCAAATGCCTTCCAATCGCCGCTGCTGCCTTGAAATAAATCAGCGAATGCATCGCCGATCATTTGGAACGTCGGCAGGAAATAATCCAGAATCTGCAGCTGGATCTCTCTAAACCGGCGACCGATGCCGGCCATGGTGTCGTTAAAGAGTTGCGCCTTTTCAGTGAACTCAGCACTGAGGCCAAAGCCCAGCTTGGTCAATGCATCGGACCCGCCATTAAGCAGCGGGATCAGTTGTGCGCCCGAACGGCCAAACAGCCGCATAGCAACAGCTGCCTTTGTAGCTCCATCAGGCAGTTGCGCAAAACGATCGGCGATATCTTCAAAGACAGCATCTGCACTGCGCAGCTGGCCGCTTTCATCAGTGATTGCAACACCTAAAGCGCGAAATGCTGAGGCATAAGTCTCAGTGCCTTTTGCTGCCTCAAGCATATTTTTGCTGAGCTGCAGAAGGCCAGTATTTAGCTGCTCATTGCTAACGTCCGCCAACTCAGCGGCATTTCTATAGGCAAACAAAGTATTTGCCGCAATACCTGTTCGCGTGCTCAGCTTGCCAACAGCATCTGCCAGCTGCAAAGCATCTTGGGCGCTCTTAGCAAATGCTCCAATGGCTAGGGCTGCGCCAAGTGCTTTAAAAGCAGTGCTGAGGCCGCCAACGGCCATCTTGAGATTCTTGACCTTGCCCTGCACTCCCTGCATGGAATTGCCGAGGCGCTTGATATCGTTTTCGCCTTTAACGTCGGCCTTGATCCGAATCAGCGAGTCAATATTCATTGCCATTTCAGGCGCCTCGCTCATTCATGACCAGCATTGCCGCGCTCTCCATCACCTGCAGATCTTCCAGCACGGCGCACTGGTCGGTTACTTCATACAGTCTAAATAGCCACGCAAGCGCGCCATAGTCCAAGCCCAGAATGCCGTTCATCGTTGTGCGCCACTGGGTCTGAGATCGGAGGAACATTTGCACCGACTCCCAGTTTTCCTCAAGCACCTCAAACGGCTTCTCAGGCTCAGGTTCAGGCAGAGCAACGCCTAAGGCCGCGGCATCGGCGTCGGTTTCGTCTTTGACGCCACCGCTCGCCCAATGCTCAGCGGCCTCGATCAGTTTTTTCGCTTAACTCCGCTGAGGCTGCTGAAATACGCCGTAGCGATAGCAGTGGCCAGCATTGGCACGTCAAGCAACCGCTCAAGGGCGCCTTGGCTAAAGGGCACCTCTTTGCCATCGTCGTCGTTAATGCCGGCCCAACCCACCAGCACCTCGCTGGCAATCTCGGAATCGGTCAGATCACCAGACTCGATCAGTTGCCCCATCTCGCGGATGCGAGATTGGCTGACGCGCCGAAACTCGCCATCAAAGCTCTGACGTTGATGCCGGCCACCATCGACAGGAACGTCGAAAGTGACCGGCCAGGTGTAAGTGTCTGACTGCTTTAGAACAAACGCCAAGGTCTAGGTGTATGCCAGTGACAGTTCATTATTCCCCGCGCTGGTCGGAACCGCAATAAACGGCATGTTGAGCATCTGGATCCCGTCGCTGTCGCTATAGGTCAGATTCCCCAAGTCGCTCTGCGCGGTGGTCATCGTGACGATATTGCCGCCAGTGCTGCCGTGCTGCCAAGTGATGGACCCAGTGCTGGTGCCAGTGGCAACAGTAAAGAAGTCCTTGCCAGCAATGGTCGGCGCTTCGATCACAACGTTGCCGCTAGGGGCGCGGTTGGTGATCAGGATCTCTTTAGAGCCGCCCACCAGTTCCCGATAGATCACGTCGTTAGCGACGTTGAAGCTATAGGACTGCATCACGCCGCTAAACCCGAAGGCTGAGAAGCTGCTGGTATTGCCCTGCTTGAAGATCAGCGGGGTCGCCTGGTTGGCATAGGTCGGAGTGGGCAGGGTCTGATCGGTCGGAGCCGAATAGATGCCCGTCATGGTGAAAGAAATCACCGGGATACCGCCAACCTCACCGGACAGCTCGAACGTGCCGCGGCAACCCGTCAGGGTGTGGCGGATGCCGTCTTGGTGATAGTGGATCGTGCTGCTTTCAAAGCTGCTCGAAATCGGCGCGTAAGTCACGCTGGTGCTGGCCACCACGGTCTCGCTAAGACCGCAGCTGCGGAGCAGCGGGCCATAAGCGGGGGCAGTGCCGGCAGTGCCAGAACCTGCAAGCTCAACCTCAAACGAAACCTCGACGCGGGTCTGGGCCAACAGCTGATCGGCTTGGCCCATATAGGGGCGCACCAGGTCGCGGTTCACCGTGTCGGCGACCAGCGGCTGAATGTCGAGATTGCGCACCAGAATTGCGTTACTGGCGCCAGTCGGCGAGCTGTCAGTGCCGTACGTCGTCTCCAGCTTCGCCAAGATCAGGCGCCGGCGGGTCAATACTGATGCCATCGGTGGCTACCTCTGGTTGGGGTTGAGGGGCCGGCTGTGTCCGCTCGACGAGCTTTCGCTTGCCGGTTTTTGGATCTAGGAGGTAACTCCCTCCCAAACCTTGGTTTTCATCAATCATCGTAGCTACTACCCAGTGGTGAGATCTGCAAGGGCCGTGCGATAACGCACAAGGAAATCGCAACTAATGACCCCGGCAGGTTGGTCAGCTTCGACTAAATCAAAGCTAACCCCAATAGGTTGCACGTCATAAGCCAAACTGCCCAAAGTCAGGTCAGCCATAAGCTTGCTGTGCAGGCTTTGAACGGTTGCATCGGCCTGTTGATCCGGCACGTCGCCGCGCACAATCACGCTGACGCGAACCGTCAAACTCCAGTCCAGTTTCGGAAGGCTGGTGTTTTGTTCCGGGCTGTCGCTGATCGGCTCAATGACAATCGCCGGACTTTCCTGCCGCGCCAATGCCTGAACACGGCTGCGCCATATCCGCGTGCCGACGCCAGTCGTGCCGGCCAAGGTCGTTTTGATCTTGGCCAGTATTGACTCGCGTTTGGTCGTCATGCCCGCACCTCAACAGCAATAATGCGTCCACGCTTAAACGTGATGTCAGTCGTGTTGCTGTGATTAGCAATTAGCAGCGATACCTCATCATCATCAGCCAGTTGCACCAGCCAGCTAGTCACCAGCTTGCCCTCCTCATTGCTGCCACCAGTAAATGCACGACATTCGGTTGCGTCGATTGCCGTGCCGTTCTTGGCAAGCTTGATTCCCAGCGTTTTGTTGTTGCCAGTAGCCGTAACAGCATCGATGCTGCCATAGACGCGAAACAGTTTGGTAGCGCCGCTGTCATTCCTCAGGCCGAACGTATCAGTGGTGCCCCGCACCATGCCATGGGCTGTATCGCTGTCGAGCGTTGCAGTGAGCCCTGTGCTCACATACGCGCTCTGGGTCACGATGTCGATCGTGCCTTCGGTCATCCTTGAACACTGGCCACGAACCGCCACACCATCAAGGTAGTAGCTCAGACCGCTCCAAGCCGTAGAGCCATCGCCAACCTTGAAGCGGCGGGTATCAGTTTCAATGCCTATCTCGCCGTCAAGCAAGGTAGGGTTTGCGGAGGTCCAATCAGCTTGGGTGTCACGCCGCAGCCTGATTCGTGCCGTGCTGCTCATGCCGCTCCGCCGTCAATAGTGTTTCCATCAAGGTAGCTAGACCCAGCTGCGCCACCGTCAAGTTCAGGATCTAGCTGCTCATTTGCCAGATCGTCCACGGTGTCGTCGCTGTCGCCAGCATCTAAAGCAGTGCTTGCAGTTGTGACGCCAGTTGCCACGCTGCGCTGCAAGCTAATTTCGCAAAACAGGCCGTCATCAATCAGCCGGGTTTCGCGCACCACATAGGCAACGCCATTGACGCTAATCTCCGAGTCATATAGGAGATTGCCAAAATCTGCCGCCTTAGCAGTCAACGTAAAATCGGTGCTTAGCACCATGTCGCCAGCTAGGACTTGGCCGGGCATGTCCAAGATTCCCTTGCCAGTCACACTGCCGGCGACGCAATCAACGCCGAAATCGGCCAAATAGCTATCAGGCAGATCAGTCAGCGCCATTGGCTTTTGCTTTGCGAGGTGCCGCCTTGGGCTTAGGTTCCTCGGCCGGTGCCTCTACAGCGCGACGAATGCGCAGCAGTTGGCGGGCCACGTTTGAGTCGAGGTCGTAGACCTTGCCTTCCTCTAGGTGTTGCTGCTGGGCGCAGCAGGTGCGAACGATCAGAACACGCATAAGAAAAAAGGGGGCCGGTTGCCCGGCCCCGCCTCCTTTATCAGGTGGTGATGTCAAGGATTGCAGCGAAGCTCTCGGCGTGGCGAACGGCAACGTCATAAGAGACGATTGCGCGGACGCTGGTCAGAGCCTTGCTGAAGTCGTCGGAATCTTCGCCAACGGTGATCTCGATACCGTTGCCGTAGAAGCCAACCATTGCCTGGCTGAAATCACCCATCAGCATTGCGGAGCAAACGCCGCTGCTGGTGCCCTTGGTCAGGTTGCTGGGAACCTGGTTGGTGACATACAGCGGGTAGCCGTTCACCGAGGCAGGAGTGCCGCCGCGGCCAATGGCATTCAACTGATCGTTCACCAGGTAGGCGCCGTCGGTGGTGGTGGAACCACCAGCGCGGAGCTTCTTCAGCTCTGCAAGCACCTTGGCGTTGGTCACATAACCGATGGCGTCGCGGTTGACCGCGCCGTTATCGATCAGAACCTGCTCCTCAAGATCCACCAGCGCATCAACGGTGATGGCGCCACCGTTGGTTCCCATTGCCACCGAGCCGATGCCGGAGGTGTTCAGGATGCCGGTGGGCTGACCGGAAGAACCGGAGCCGTTCAGGATGCCCAGATCAATGCCCAGGTTGATGCCGTCGGTCAGGTCGCGGCGGATCAGGTCTTCAATGCCAGGGGTGGCTTGAAGCAGGGTCTGGCGGCTGTATTTGGACAGGGCAGCCAGGTTCTTGGGGCTGAGGGTCACCTGGTCAAAGGTGGACTCAGCTTGGGTGATAGCGGTGGTCTCGGTGCTCAGATAGAACGTCGAGGCAACACCGGAGCGGCGGGGGATCGCCACATCACCGACCAGGCCGGTCATGGTGCGAACGCCGAGGTTCAGCATTACGGAGTTGTTCCGCAATGCTTCGATGAACTCGTCGGCCATCAGGTCGGTGGCAACCAGGTTGCCGCCGGTGGTGGCGCCAGAGGTGACGTAGGTGGCGCGCTTGGCGAGAGCCGAGAAAGGAACAAAGAAACCGCGCTTGCCGGTCTGGCTGAAACCAGAGGCGCGCTGGACTTCTTGGCTCATCTCGCGGACCAGGCCAGCCTCACGGGCAGACCAGTCGCCGCTCAGTGCAGCGCGGATACCAGCGGAGATGCTGTACTCAGCAGCGTCGCGCTGATCCATCTCAACCGGCTTAACGGCTTCAATGGGCTTAGCGCCGAGCTGGTCGAGAACAGCTGCGCGGGCCTCGTCGATGGAACGGCCGGACTCAATCAGTTGACGGCCAAGCTCGCCCAGGTTGTGCTTATCGCACAGGGCAGAGATGCCAGCAATACGGGAACGCTCAGCCTCAGCGGCTTCGGCCCGCACCACTGCCAGATCAGGGGTGTGGTTTTCCATTTCAGGAATGGGATCGGGTTGAGGTGCTGCCGGAGCAGCGTTGGAGTCGGTCTCTAGTGAACGGCCAACCCCAACGGAGGGATCAGCCGGCACAGAAACCACGGACACCTCGTAAGGGGTCCAAGCAGTAGCGACAAAATCGCCACCGCCACGCTCTTCCATCTTGTCGATGGAGTAGCCGAAAGAGACGTTCCTAAGAACGCCGTCTTTCACATCGCCCAAGACTTCCTGAGCGAATGGGTTGCGGCTGAACCGCACACGCACATAGCCACGACGCTTTTGGTCGTCGATGTATGCACGCTCAACAACCCCGATCACGCGGTCGGGGTTGTGGTTGAAAAGCAGCGGAGCCGCGTCATTCAACCGGGCAAGGTCAGCCGCTTTCTCGTCGTGGCTCAGAATTTCGTTTCCGAAATACCGGGCCACCGGATACTCAGAGCTGAACGGAAATTCATAGGTCCGCTCTTCCACCTCGTCGAAAGTGGTCAGCTCTGCGCGCTGGTATTTGCCTTCCAGATCGCGCACGTTTAACTCTTCCGCCGTGTCAGCTTCGACAGCTTCGGCGCCAGTTCGCTGTTCTACGTCAAGCTCTGCTGTTTCCATTGGCGCTTCAGCTTTTCCTTTAATCTTATCCGTTCTCATCTTCAAAACCCGTCTCTACATTTGGGCTAGGGAGATCAACCGATTCCGCCGCAGCAGGTTGCAGGCTTCCGGCGGCTGTCATCACATTGGGGTCGGTATCAACCGCAATGCCCAGCTCTTCCAGTTTTTTAAGCTCAGCTTTGCGCGCGACCAAATACTCATCCAAGTCGCCGCCTTGCTCACCGACAACCTGCGCAAGAGTCTTAAAGCCACAGCGGATTGCCTCTTTGTATGCGGCAACTTCCTTCTGGGGATCAACCCAGCCCCATGCGCGGGGCACCCACTTCACGCGCTTAAACCGCTCAGGCTCCACCTCATACAAAGGCAGATTCAGCGCGCCGCTCATCACAGCCATTTCCAGCCATGCCGCATACACCGGCTGGTGAAAATTCTTGACCATATAGTCCTGCAGCGTTTTCCAGTGCTCGCGTTCCTCAAGCAACGCCAGCCGGCTGCTGCTGTAGTTGGTCTGGCTGAAATCACGGCTGACCGACTCATAGCTGCAGCCGATGCCAGCAGCTACAGCGCGAAGCATTGCCCGCAGGAACGGCTCAAACTGCCCATCGGGTGCATCCAAGCTGGGCACCGAAATTGATTCGCCCGGCTGCAAATACTTAAAGACCCCAGGCTCAAACGACGAAACCCGCTCGCCGTCATAAACCTCGCCGCCGGGATCAAGCTCACCCTCAGGCGACGTAATGAAACCCATCAGCGCGCTGCTGGCCCGTGCGCGCACCACCTCGGCCTCCTCATAGCCCGAAAGGTGATGCATCCGCTTGATCGCAGACGCAAACCACGTCACGCCGCGGGTCTGGCCCGGCCGCTCCAAAATCGCAAGGTGGATCACCTCAGAAGCAGGCAGCATCAGGTGACGCTTGCCCGGTGAACCGGAAAACGGACCGTCGCCAGGATGCTTAGCCAAGAATGCGTACTGCACAGGCCGGCCCCACTTATCGACCTCAACGCCCATGCGCCATTCATTGCCCGAGATGGTGCTAACGCCGTTGTAGGTCTCGTCCAGCTGGTCAGACTCAATGATCTGCAGCGCAAACGGCACCTGCCCGCCGCCAAATGGCTGCCGGATCATCCGAATAAATACCTCGCCGCTTTCGCACATCGCGCCAATCGCCATGCGCTCGATCTCGGCAAAGCACAGCCGGCCCGCAACGTCGCAATGCTCTTTGTATCCCCAACGCTTCCACGCCATCTCAATGGCGCCGTTGATCTGATCATCCAAGCGGCCGCCGCGTTGCATCGGCACCTGGGCCTGCATCCTGATGCCCGTGCCAATGACGTTTGACACCACAGCACGCTTGGCCTGTCGCGCATAGTCCGAATCACGAACCAGCTGCCGCGCGCGGTTGCGCAGGCGGCTCAGGCTGCCGTTGATCTCGGCATCGGCGCTAGTGCCACCAGCCACCCAGTCAGTAGTCAGGCGGCTAACAGTCGCGCCTTCATACATACGCCGCGGCCGACGTTGCCGAATGGGCTGATACCCCAAAGCCCGAAACAGTCGCGTGCGCAGACCCATCAGAACCTCACGAACAGGTTGTGGGGATTGCCCAGACCGTTAGCGATCAGGGCAGCTTTCTGCTCGCGTTTCACCTCAGCCTTAAGCGTACTTTCCCTCTGCATTAAGTCAGGCAAATCGAGCTTGGTAAAACTCCGCCCGCCGATGCTGTACTGCTTAGCTCCATTGCTAATCAGGCTGCGGATTGCAGCTTGCACAGCATCCAAATCAATCTGCGCTTGCGTCCGCCCGTCATAAGCAGCAGGCGTCCCGCTGTACTCAAGCGCCGCCAGCACCTCAAGCTGCCCAGCACCCAGCGTCAGCTTTTCTGAGTCTTTAGTGGCAATCGCCTGCCAGTAGTAATCACCTGCCGCAAGAGTTGCGCTATCAGTCGCGCTAAGCGTGAACTCCCACCCGGTCCCGTAGGTGCTGCCCGTGACCGTGACACCCTCACCGGCCGCGTTACTGCGGATGTAATACTTCAGCGCCCAGCTGCCGCTATCAACCGCGTTGCCAAGGTTGTCTTTGCTGGCATCAGCGCGCCATTTCACCGTGTCGCCGGCCCTGATTTGCGCTGGGATCGGGATCGCCACTACCAACTGCTCACAAAGCTACTGGCCGCAGCTTGCGGCTTCTTTCTCGATCTTAGCGGCGGTTTCTTGCCTTCCTCTAGCTCTTGCCGCAGCTGTTCCCACATCGTCCCAGGGTTCATCCGGCGGCTGAATAACTGCAGCGCCGCGTATGCATAAACCAAGCAATCCAGCGCCTCATTTCGGTCGCCTGCTTTCTTCACCCATTCCCTAATCGGGAATCCACGGTGATACCGCAGCGCCTGGCGTTCACTGGTCAGCTGCTTGAAATATTCCTCGTCGGCACCCATGCCGAAGTTCAGCGAACTGGTGCCCTCGTTGTGGCGCATCCTGCCGAACAGTGTTGTTTTGATCGTGTCGGTGCCCAGCAAGTACAACGTCACACCGCGCTTAAGCGTCTTGCCCCGCCAGTTCACATCAACCTTTGAACCTTTGCCAACCGCCGGGCTATTTCTACGGCTGCTGCCCTTGATCGCCATTGCGCCCTGCGCCAGCCGCTCCCGCACCCAGCGGTAGACCTCATGGGTGCAATGGCCGCCAGTATCGCAGGCAATCTGCTTGATCGTCAGCTCTTTACCGCTAGCCGTTGCCCACTTGGTCGCCAACACCTGATCAAGCTGGCTCCATACCTCGTTTTGCGTCGGGTCGCCCATCAGCTCCTGATGCCAGATCAGCCAACCCGTCTCACCCTCGCCCCAGCCCCACACGCTGCACGCCAAGCGATTGTCCTGCACGTCAACGCCAGCAGTCAGCAGCACCACGCCCGCAGGGCAGGTGCCCGGCTCATACGCCAATCGCTTCGCCATCAACCCGTCAGCATTAACCGCCGCCGCGTAGTCCTCTTCCCACGTCTCAGCTAGCCGCGTGTTCACGAACGCCTTAAGCGCCGGCGCGTCACCCTTGGCCCTCAAGAAATCATCAACCAGCTGATCCCAGCTGCACCAGCCCAGCGGGCTATACAGCCCCGACAAATGAAACCCGGCCGTCTTGCCGTCGCTCGGTGCCGTCGCTCGCCACTCGCCGTCGCCCAGCATCCGCGGCTTATGCAGTTCCTCAAACCGCTCGCCGCAGTGCTCACACTCATACCGCACCGTTTCCGGTCGGTCCCTTTCCCATTTCAGCTGCGGCCACTTCAACCAATCCATCACCCCGCAACACGGGCAAGGCACAAAAAACCGCCGCTGGTCGCTGCGCAAATACTCCGCCTCTATCCGACTGAAATCCTTCACCGTTGGCGTACTGGTCAGCAGAATCTTGCGCCGCGCAAATGTCGTTGTCCGGCGCTCAGCTAGCCCCACCGGGTCGCCCTCCCCATCTACGTCAGCCGGAAACGCATCGACCTCATCGCAGAACAAATATCGGCACGGCGCCGACCGCAAACCCGTCGCGCTATTGGCACCAGCCAGCAGCATGATGCCCCCCGAAAATTCCTTGCTAAAGAGCGTGTTGCCCGAATCCCTACTGCGGGCCGGCGCGATCTTTTCCGATAGGCACGGCGTATCCGTGATCATCGACTCCAAGCGCTGCTTGCTAAGCCGCTTGGCCATCTCGATCGTCGGCTGCACGCACAGCATCGGCCCCGGCGCATGGTCAATCACATAACCCAGCCAGTTAGACCCCGCCTCCGTCTTGCCCGTCTGCGCCGCAAACTGCATCACCACCCGTTGCACGCTGCTGCCCGTACTCAGACAATCCATCGGTTCCTGCAGGTAAGGCGTCCTACTGGTCCTCCAAGGCCCCGGCTCGGCGCTCGCCTTACTGCTCAGCTTCCGATACTTATCGGCCCACTCAGAGACCGTCAGCGGCTCCTCAGGCCGCAGGCCCTCCAAGAACCCATCACGCCACGGATTAGCCATCAGCCAGCTCCACAAGCGCCGCACGGTGCTCATCGCTAAGCACCTTGTGGATCCGAGCCGGGTCCGTCTCGCCCGCTAGCTGGTGGCTCAACCGATCCGCCAAATTCGCCAGCGCCTCCCGCACACTCCGACCCAACGCAAACGCTTCTTTCTTCACCTGCTCCACCGAGACCAGCTCACCGCGCTGCTGCGTCACCTGCAGCTTGGCCAGCTCCGCCTGATAGTGCTCTCTCCGCGCTCTGCTCTCATTCAGCTCCGGGATGGAGTCATCAGGCAACGCATCGACTCGCCGCCGTAGCTCTTTCGCATCCTTCGGCGCAGGTTCCACGGGGTCAGGGCGGCTCACCTTGCTAACAGGCGTGGCCGCTGTGTTCTTATTCCACAGCTCCAAGGCCAGGTCGCGGTCCAGCCATTTTTTCTCATCCTTGATCACCACCGCTGCAGCAATCCGGCTCTTGCTTGCATGGGTCACCGCAGCCTTGGTGCAACCCTTGATCGTCGCCAGCTCGGCAAACGTAATCAGCAAAGAGTTAAGTAGCTCTAGCGTTAACTTAACTCTTACTAAACCCTACTTAACTGTCTTAAGGGGAGTCTCATTTCTGCGCTTGAGCAGATCCCTTGCAGCGCAATGGTTTAGGGGCTTTCACTGCTGACGCTAAAAAAATTGTGCGCGCTTGCGATTACCCGCGAGCTTTTGCCGCAGAGGGACCCAAGCCCTTGCGGCGCAGTCGATCTGATGCAGTTAACTACTGCTAAACCCTTGCTAAACCCTGCGGCGCTGTTGTCTCACGCTGTCTCAGGATTAGCGGGCTGTTGCTACTGCGCGCTCCAAGCTGCTGCGTAGGTATTGGCCGAAACGACGGCTAACGACCTTGTGAGCGATCTGGTTGATGGGGAAGCGGGGGCGGTAGCTGGCAGAAGGCACGGCAATGAACAGGGGCCTTAGAGCGCCGCTAGGCATCCGTTGGTAGACGCCAGCAGCTCTAGCTCCACCTGCTGGCTTGCCAACAAATGTGGAGTTACGCCCGGCGGTCTGGTTGTTCTTGATGATCCGCCCGATGGTTGCGCGGGTGACGTTGCCCTGAGCGTTCTGCCTGATGACTGCAGGCACCAGGCGTTGATTGCGGGGGAGGTTGCCTACCTGCAGTGATTGCAGCTTGACCTCCATTGGTTTGATGCCACGGCGTCCGCCTTGGATGTTGGCTTTGAGGTATGGCGCGCGTTTCTTCTCGGGGTAGACGGTCACCACCAGGTTGCGCTTATTGCTCTTCTGGACCAACCAAGCGTTTTCGATGAACCGGGTGGGGTTGTCGAAATAGCGGCGGGTGTCGCCCTTGAGTCCGGTGCGGGTCTCAAAGCCAACGCTGTTAAGCGCCTGTGAGATTGCAAACGGCAGTTGTTTGGTCATCTGGTCGGTCCACCGGATGGCCTTAGGAAGCTCGCTTTTGATGTCTAAGCGGATGTCTGCCATGCCCCAAGGGTAAGGGCGTCAGCCCAGGGTCGTGCCCAACCCAACCCATCCTGACCCCCCCCCTAACACTTAGGTATTTAGGGCCCCCATACCCCCTCTCTCTCTATTTATTTATACTCTTTCTTAGAGGTTAGGAGGTTAGGAGATAAGGAGAAAGCAGTGAGAGCCGAGATTTTCGGCTCCCAACCAGTTCACTCAAGGTTGGGCATACGCCATGCGTACTGGCGCTTGCCGTTTTGGCAGTCTCGGTACTTGACCCAACCGAGATCCTTGAGAATCGATGCGACCTGCATCTGATCTCCCCTGGTTTGCCGCTCCAGCGGCTTCTGTATCGCATTCGTCAGAATCTCTTCCGATGTCAACGGTGAGACGGATCTGCGATTGACGAGATAGGTCTCGATGGCGGATTGCCACGGGCTGGAAACCAGGTAGCTCTCGTTTTCGAATTCCACCTGGCGCTCAAACTCACGGGGCAGGTGGTTTGGCTCTCCACTGCGGTAGGCGGCCACAGCAGCGGACCAAATGGCGTCGCGCTCCAGCAGCAGGCCATCGACGGGGATGTGGGGCGCCACGGTGACGGGTATCACCCAAAAACGACGGTTGCCGGTGTCATCAACCAAGAAACCGCTATCGCGGTTGGTGGAGCCAACGATGATGCAGCGCCTGGGGAAGTCTTCGGCGGCCTTGCCGTAGGGCACGCGGAATTTGTCGGTCTGCTGGGAGAGGAAGGCTTTGACTTGGCCCGCGTGACGGCGGCCGGTGATGTGGTCGAGTTCAGCCCACTCCATGACCCAGCTGGAGTGCAGCACCATGAGATCGTCCTTGCTGTTGATGTCGCGCAGGGCATCTGAGAAGAACGCGCCGCCGAGGTTGCGCCAGAAGGTGGACTTGCCGCAGCCTTGAGGTCCCATTAGGACGCACGCGCTGTCGTGCTTGCTGCCTGGCTCGTAGACGCGCCTTACAGCGGCAATGAGGGTGCAGCGCAGCATGTGGTCGTAAAGGCTGCCTGGGGCGTCTCCAGGGCGCAGGTAGGCGCTTGCTAGGTGGTCGATGGAGGCAGGTGGCACCTCATCGGCTACGCGGTCGAGGTATTCGCGCACAGGGTCATAGGGGTTCTTGCGCGCGACGTAGACAATGGAGTCCGCGGCAAGTTCCTTTGCGACCTTGACGCCCATTTGGGCAAATTCGAGGTAGCGGTGCTCGATATCGGTAATTGGTTTCTCGTCTAGCTCGACTTTTTGGGTGTAGGTGTTGAAGCGCAGGCGCTCCGACATTTGCTGTTGGATGAGCTGGATCAGCTCATCGGTTTCGAGCTTGATGGCTTTAGATCCAGAGCCGATCGTTTGCGCCTTGGGGTTGTTAGAGCCGAGGGCATATTTGATGGCCTTGATGGCTTGATCGCGCGGGGAGACTCCACCGGCTAGGTGGTAGAGGGTGCCAAGGCCAACGCCGCCTGAGTCGGATTTAAAGGATGCCCATTTGGCTTCGCACTCGCCGGTTTTGAACTTGCCGGACGCTGCGGACCATTGGCACCAGTCAGCCAGGAGGGAATCGTCTTCGACGCTGTGGAGCGCCATGCCGACCTTGACCCACTCGTCGTAGTCATCAGCAATTGAGCTGGGGATATTGGCGAGGTAGGTGCGCGCGCGGTCGGCGTCTTCGATGGGGTTTGCCGCGGCCAAGAGGGGCGGCGTTTCGATTGGGCGCTGCATCTGCAGCAGCAGCACCGATGGCGCTTCGGCTAGGGGCAGGTCATCGGGCGAGCGATCTTTCAGCCAGCGATAGGCGCCGGTCATTGGGTGCTTGCCGATCACTACGGATTGGCAGCCGGTCCAGCGCAGTTCAAGCTGTTCGCCTTTGACGCTGGATTTCAACTTGGTGGTTTTGATCTGATTCCAGAAGGGTTCAGGGACGCGGTAGATGATCTGCAGACGGCCATCACGGCCAGAGGTGACGGCCCAGGACTTGGGCAGGTCGCGCAGGGATGTGCCGATGGATTCGAGCACCTCGGAAGCGCCGAGGCCATCGTGATCGACGAATAGGAGACCGCCGGAGGGTGGGCCTGCGAGAACGCCAACGGCTACGGCACGGCCTGCTGATAGCTCGGCTTCAACTTGGCGCTTAGTGAGTGGGTGTTTCTGCCACTCGGGTTGGTAGGGGCGTTTGTCGTTACCGACAGCAACTAGCGCCCAGGTGTCGGGAATGGCGCTGAGCTGATCGACGATGGGGGTCATTAGACGGCAGAGGGGTAGCCGTCAGACTGTGGCGCAGGGTTAGGAGGTTGGGAACGCCTTGGCGGCGAGTCTCAAGGATCCAATAGGTTTTGCGCGTCTCGCACTGAGCGGGCAATGCCTGCGATGCCACCAGCGCGGCGGACCATATGAAGCCAGTTGTGTTGCGCGGGGGTAGCGCGGCCCGTTGGGGTCTTGACTTCTATTGAGGTGAAGACGGCTACCTGCTGGCCCACCATGTCGGGCGTGATGGTGACGGTGCGCAGGCCAATGAGATCTGCAGAGCCACGGGCAAGGCCGAACTGCACGGGCCGGCCGGTGCGCGGGTCAGGCAGCGTGCCGGTGTTGTTGCGAAACAGCTTGAGATCCGGGCGCGTACCTAGCGCCAGGCGGATCTGCTGCTGGATTGTGGTTTCGTCGTTGGCCACCCATGCAGGGTAAAGGTGGATGCCGGGGCACTAGCGCCCACCACGGGAAACGTACACCTTGTACGCCCACCCTGGCGAGTAACCGCGTTCACGGGCTAGGGCCAGCAGCTGCTGCAGCGTGCGGGCGCGTCCCTGCTCCCGTCGGTGGTTAGTCCGCTCTGCGATGCGCTGCTGGACGGCCTCCCGGCGCAGTTCCTGCAGCTCCCCATCCACCTGGGCCATGCCGCGCTTGGCCTTGGGTGCGCAATCGGCGCCGCATACGGGACAGACGGGTTGGGGCTTGAATGCTGCATAACAGCTGGGGCAGGTGCGCACGGTTGGTGCTGCTGAGCTGGCCCGCGTGCGGCGTAGGCCATCAGACAGCGACCATTCGCGCACATCGTCTGGAAAGCCGTGGCGCATGACGTTGCCGACGTGATCGAGGATCAGCGCCTTGCTGCCATCGGGCTTGGGCCGCAGCACGCGGCCGACTTGCTGCAGGTAGAGCGACTCGGATTTGGTGGGCCGCAGCAGGATGGCAATCGAAGCGCCGGGGCAGTCGAAACCCTCGGAAACCACGTCAACAGTGACTAGGACCTGCAAAGCACCAGAGCCAAGGTCAGCCACCAGCTGGTCACGTTCTTCTGGTTTGTTTGTGCCGAGCAGGGTGGCGGCGTTGATGCCTGCTGCTTGAAACTGCCGGGCGACTGATGCGGCGTGTTTGGTGTTGCAGCAGAAGGCGATGGCCGGCTGGCCTGCAGCGTGGCGCTGGTAGTGGTCCACAGCGTCGCCGGTGACTGTGGGCCGATCCATGGCGTCGGCGGCCTCATCGGTGGCGTAGTCACCCGCGCGGGTGTGCAGGTTGGCCAGGTTTGCCAGAACGGGCGGCGCATAGATTCGAGCCTCTGCCAGGTAGCCGGCTGCAGTGAGCTGCGCGACTGCGGGGCCGAGCACCAGCTGATCAAAGGCATTGCCTAGGCCGCGGCCGTCTAAGCGGCATGGCGTGGCGGAAACGCCCAAGCGGAAGGCATCGGGCCAGTGGTTGAGCACGCGAGACCAGCTGCCGGCTACGGCGTGGTGGGCCTCATCGATGATGATCAGCCCCGGTTGCCATTGAAACCGCGACAGGCGGCGGATCAGGGTCTGCACTGAGGCGACTTGTACGGCATCCGGTGTCAGTGGCAAGCCGGCTGCAATGGTGCTGTGCGGGAGGCCAACAGCGCGCAGCTTGGCGCTGGCTTGGCGTAGCAGCTCGCGGCGATGCACCAGGATCAGGACGTTGTTGCCCTTGGCTGCTGCTGCTTGGGCGATGGCGGTAAATATGACGGTCTTGCCACCGCCGGTCGGTAGGCATAGGAGAGGCGCACGGCTACCGAATCGGTAGGCGTTGCGTAGATCGTCGATGGCCTGGGCTTGGTAAGGCCGCAGCTGCATAGGGTTGCATTGACTAGCAACAGGCTATAGCGTGCCGCAAGTCGCCACAACCAATGGACAACGCGGAATACCACGCGCACCCAGCGATCAGCAAAAGTCACCTCGACAAAATCGCCCGCAGTCCGTTGCATTACTGGGCGCGGTATGTGGACCCCAAGCGGGTGATCCCTGAACCGACCCCATCGATGCGGCTTGGCAGCGCGTTTCACACCCACACGCTGGAGCTAAGCAAATGGGACGACGAGTGGGCCGTGGCTCCTGCTGGCATTGACCGCCGGACCAAGGCAGGCAAAGAAGCCTGGGCGCAGTTCCAAGTCATCGCCCAGGGCAAGCAGGTCTTAACCGCTGACGAGGGCGAGACCGTGCAGCACATGGGCCGGGCGGTGTGGAAGCACCCAGCTGCGGCGATGCTGCTTGGCATGGCCGGCAAGGCCGAGACCACCCATATGTGGCGCGATAGTGCCACGGGTCTGCAGTGCAAATGCCGGCCTGATTGGATGATTGACGACGGCAAGATCGTCGTTGACCTCAAGAGCACGCGCGACGCCAGCCCGCGGGGGTTCAGGCACAGCGTCATGCAATTTCGCTACGGCGTGCAGGCTGCTTGGTACAGCTACGGCGTCGAGCAGAGCACCGGCGTGCGGCCGGAAGCGTTCATCTTTATTGCGGTTGAAACCGAGGCGCCGTATGGCGTCGGGGTCTATGCCGCAGACCAGGAGCTGATCGAGCACGGATGGCAACAATGCCAGCGCGATCTGCAGAAGCTGGCCGACTGCCGGGAGGCTGACCGCTGGCCCAGCTACAGCGACGCGATCGAAACGCTCACGTTGCCTGATTGGGCAAAGAAGGGCAGCACCGCGCCTGCAATCACCGATGAGATCGAGGGATTCTGATGGATCAAAACAACGCACTAACTACCACCAGCTCCGGCAATGTCTTTGGCGGGATACAAGCGTTCGAGGATGCGCAGCGGATTGCTAAGGCGCTCGCTAGCAGCAGCTTGGTGCCGCCTCAGTTCCAAGGGCAGCAGGGGTTGGCCAATACGTTGGTTGCCTTGGAGATTGCAGGCCGGATGGGGCTAAGTCCCCTGCAGGTCATGCAAAATCTGCACATCATCCACGGCCGCCCGAGCTGGTCTAGCCAGTTCATCATTGCCTTGATCAACGGCTGCGGACGGTTTGAGCCGCTGCGGTACGAAATGACGGGCAAGGGCGATGATCTGGCCTGCTACGCCATGGCTAAGGAAAAAGCGACGGGCAAAGATCTGACAGGCCCCACGGTCACCATGGCAATGGCTAAGGCTGAAGGCTGGGCGACCAAGAGCGGTAGCAAGTGGCGCACGATGCCCGAGTTGATGATCCGTTATCGGTCAGCTGCAATGTGGGGCCGGTTGTATGTGCCCGAGCTACTGGTGGGCATCACCCACACGCAAGAGGAGGCCATCGACATTGAGCCAGTCGCCGTCACCTCGCCAGTGGCCGATCTAAACGCCAAGGTGGCGGAACAACCCAAGCCTGATGAGGATGAACTCTTCTGAGTTTCTGACTGACCTACAGCTGGCAGAACGCTGGCAAATGCATCGCCAGACCTTGATCAGTTGGCGATCAGCCGGCACTGGCCCGCCATTTGTGCGGATCGGTCGGCGCGTGCTCTACCCACTGGCCGAGGTGGAGCAATACGAACAGGCCAACACCATCACCCACAACGAACAATGAGCTTCAAGCTGAACCTGAGCATCTTCAAAAGCACTAAGCCCGACAGCAAGATCGACTTTTCGGGAATGATGAATATCAAGGTGGAAGAGCTGGACGCGCTCTGCCGCTTTGTGATGAGCCAAGCGCCTGATCAATACGGTGCGGTGCAGGTGCCGATCAGCGGCTGGAAAAAGACCAGCCAGAAAGGTCTCAACTACATCAGCGCAGTGGGCCAGCCTCCGCGCGACTGGGTGGATCCTGGCGACGGCGCCCAGAAGCTTGCGCAGGCGTTCGACGGCCAAGTGGTCGATGTCGAGGGTGATCTGTTCTGAGCACATCAGCTCGCATTCAAGGCGAGCGATTGCGTTGACGGCCTGTTGGAGCAGCTGCTGCTGGTAGCAGCACTGTTTCAGCAGCGCCGCAGCCATAACGCCCGCCTCGTCGCTTTCTAGCAGCTTGCGGGCTTGTTTTTCGATCTCAAATTGTTGCTCAGTGGATAGCTCCACTGCCATCCATTCCCCGAAGTGCATTGTGTGCTATTGGTGGGGTACAACCAACGATAACGGTCATGGATTGCCCCAAGTGCGGCAGTGGCGATATCAGGGCAACGGCGACTAACGGCCACCAGCCGGATTGCGTGACGCGCAAGCGGAAATGCCAGGCGTGCGGACACGTTTGGTTCACGGTTGAGCTGAACGTCAGCCCTGCGGTTGTGGGCTGGGGCCGTGTTGGTCCGACCGGCCAAAGCAAGCCGACGCTGCGGGTTCCGGTGAGCTTGGCTGTAGGCGACGGGGCTGTGTAAAGCAAAGCAACAGGTCTTGCTTGTGCTCCGTGGGTGGTGTATTGTTTGTCCATCGGAGGCAACGGACCTCCACTGCATCGCCAGCCATGCCCGCCGCTCGCTTTCAAGTCATCATCCGCAAGCCCGGCACCACCGGCCCCGAGGGCATCCATGCCGGGTTCTTTGCCCAAGACAAGCTTGAGGGCCGCGTGCGCCTGCAGGAAGAGCTGTCGATGCTCATCAACCCCCGCGCTTGGGAAGTTCAGATCTTTGATCTGCACGCCCTGAACGCCTGAAACGCAAGGCCCCGACAGGCTTCGGGGCATTACTTAATCCTTTTTCGGTTATGACCAACAAGCTCGCCAACCTGCTCTGCTTTGTCATCGCCACCGGCGCCTTCGCCATGATCGGCCTTGACGCCACCGCACACCACGGTCAGACCCATTCCGGCACTCAGGAGTATGTGCGCCATGACTGAAAAGTCCTACTACTTCTATATCGAGAGCGCAGCGGTGCGGGAATGCATCCGCGCCGAGAATTTCCAGCAGGCCAAGGCTGAGGCTTTCGACGGCTGGATTCAGTACTGGGACGAGAGCCGCTGGCTCAACCCCGACAAAGACAACCACCTGATCACCAATGGCTGAGATGAAAGGCGCGCTGCTCCAATGGGCAGACCAGTTCCAAGGCGTATATGGCGAAGGCGTCAGCCGGCCGAAATCTGGCAGCCGAACCAAAGAGTTCAAACTGCTGATCTACCCGCAAGGCGCGCGGCCTATGACGTGGATCACCCGCGCTGAAAGCAAAAGCGCCGCAATCAAATACGCCCAGAACCGCTGGCCATCCTGCGAGGTGGAGCTGGCATGAACAACCCGCAGCGCGCCAGGCTTTACCGGCTGCTTGAGGGCAGCAATACTTTCAGAGCTGGCCAGCAGTCCGAACGTGACCGGCTGCGTCTGCTGATCGACGTTCGCGTTAGTCAGCTGCAAGGCATTTGCGGCATCCGCAACCGTGAGCAGCTTTGCGCCGAACTTCACCGCCTCAAGAATCTCCTAGAGCCATGACCCCACAGCAACTCGACCAGCAACGCGCCGACATGATGGAGGCGCTGTATCAGCGCAGCGGCCGGGATGATCTGCCGGTTGGCGATGCACGCCGCAAGACCTATACCGGATTGTGGGACGAGTTCTGCGCCGACATTGCCGCGAACTTTCGAGATACGGACTACGCCGAGCTTCACGCCAAGGTGTGCATGGCCATGGACAGCTGCGAGTCGGTTTTCACCCACAAGCAGGCCCAGCAGGCCATCCAGGTCTGCCGCGCGGAACTATTGGGCAAATGGGCGTAATGCCTGAGGGCCGCAAATTTAAACGCGGCGAGGAAAACGTGGCTGCTTTGCTCACGCCGGAGCTGGTGCGCAAAATGCGCCGGCTCCGCGGTGAGGGTTGGAGTTATCGGCAGTTGGCTTTTGAATTTGACGTTGATGAAAAACACGCCTGGCGGATCTGCCGACGTATCGCATGGGGATGGCTCGATGCCTGACAACGTGAACCACCCGCCGCATTACAACCGCGGGCCAGTCGAGGTGATCGAAATGATCGAAAGCGCCATACAGGATGCGCCCGACATGCCGACCGCCTATTGCCACGGCAACGCGATCAAGTATTTGCTGCGGCTGTGGTTGAAGGGTAATCCTTTGGAAAATGCCCAGAAATGTCGTTGGTATTTAGACCGGCTCATAGCCAAACTGGGCGCATGATGAAACTGCCCGGCCTAAATCTGATCGAGCGGTTGGCGCTTTGGGTGCTGGTCAAAAGCCCACGCACCAGCTTGGTGGTGGTCAAAGAGATGCTGTGGCCGATGGTGTTCGTCGCGGCCAACACTGATGATCCGGTGCTCTGCGGGCCGAAAGAGCAAGAGCCAATCTCGATGCAGCTAGAGCGGATTTATCACCAGCCGTCAGCAGGCGAAACGGAATGATCCGGCTGCACGCTGGCCGCTTGCTGCTGGTCTGCGACCGCGCTGATCGGACATGGCACGCGCGCGTGATTCTTGGCCCCAAGCCTGAGCACCAGATCGAGGCGGATACAGGCGCCATCACGCTTCAGGAGGCGCTGCTAAAAGCGCAGATGATCTATCAGGCAGCAGTGACCCAGATCAGGCCGCCGGGCGATAAACGGATGTGCTGGGACTGCTTGCAGTGGGACACGCAGCGGCATGGCTGTGAGCTTGGCTTGCCAGAATCAAAGAGAAGCGGTGGGCGTTATGCGGCCAGGTGCGAGTTTTATGAGCCGTTTAGAGGTTGTTAGCCGCACCGACAGGGATGGCGGCTACATCGAGACGCTGTTTCGAGAAGGCATGGAGATCTACTACCGGAGCTGCGCGCATGGCTACTGCCGTTATTCGTCCGATCTTTGGCAGGCCGAGATGTACCTAGACGAGTTGCTGGCCAAATAGTTAGCAGGTGGTGGGCTTACCGGAGCAGTCCCCACCTCACCGCAGCCTGCTGCCTACGGACGCTTCGAGATTCCTCAATAGAAATTTCGAGCCTGCAGTTTAATGCTCACCGTTGATCCAGCGCGCAATCGCCCACTCGCCTAGTGGGGTCCAAAATTCTTGCGCGCGATACCAGTCAACCCATGGCTTGTGGCCCTTGCTTGAATTGCAGGCCAGGCAGCAGCTAACGAGGTTTTCGCGGATCGTTAGCCCGCCATGGACCTTGGGCACAACGTGATCGAGAGTTGGCGAACGGCCCAGCGGATCGTCGCAGTAGGCGCAGCGGTAGTTCCATGCCAAGTGGATCTGATCGCGGGCACTGCGCCGCGTGACTAGGCGCGTTTCATCAATGTGGTGCTGTTCCACCTAGATCCGCAGGAAGGGGCAGAGCTTGCACCTCGATATCGATGATGTCCTCATCGCTCGGGATGAACTCGCTTATCTGGCTGTAGATGTCAGCCGGCAAGTCGTCAGGATCGCTGTCAGAGCGATAGATCAGCTTGGCGGAAATTTCTAGGTAGAACGCCCGCATGGGCTAGCCGCCGCTTGGTTCACGGTAGCGGGTGGCACCGTTGCGGCCTTGTTTTCTGGCTTTCTTTGGGATCGCTTCACGTCCTGTTGCCACAGTGCCCCGTTGATGGTGTATAGTTATTGCATCAACGGAACCGACCAATGCTCGCCATCTTCACCGCCCAGCTCGCCACCCTCGACACCGCCGACCTGCTGGAAGTGATCCGCGGCCTGATTGCTGAAGAGGTCTACAACTCCTGCCTCGACGCTGCCATCGACGAGGCTTGCAACCGCGACGCCGACCTGGCCTTCACCATCGAGCAGATGATGGCCTGACCTAGACGGGGCAGGCCACCGCCCCTAGTCTCGCGCCATGCAATACATCCTTAAGGTCGGCCCTTGGCACGTCGGCCCATTTGACACTCACAAGGCCGCCAGCTGGTGGGCTGAGAAGCACGGCTGCGACAGCTTCACCATGCTGCAGCTAGATGATCCAGCAGAGGCGCCTAGCAAGGTGCTGCGTCAGCGCATGGCACCGCTGAAAAACCCGGCGATCATGATGCAATAAAAAACCCGGTTGGCTAGGCCGGGTCGTTGCATCTCCCTCGCCAGCTGGACGTTAGCCCTTGCTGGGGGTAACGCCTAGGTCGGCGTTATAGCGGCCAGTCTGCGCGTAGCTCTTCTCTACGCGGCCACTAACCAATAGAAACTTCATCTGGCCAATGCGCAGGCCAGGCCAGATCGGCAACGGATGGAGCCGGCGCTGGTTGCGCAGCTCCATGGTTAGGCGACTACCAAACCAGCCCGGATCGGCCCAACCAGCTTCGGCATGGTCCCAGCCTTCACGGGCGCGGCTGGACTTAAGCACGAACTGAGCGCCGACGTGATCTGGGAGATTGAAAATCTCCATGGTCTCGGCCAAGAAAAACTCGCCCGGCTGAATCCAAAACGGATCGTCGGGCGTATGGCCGTGCAGCTGGACTTTCTGTAGCTCCGAGGTCTTGGCCACCTCGACCATGATTTGCGTGCCCAGCCTCACGTCGTAGCTGGCTGGGTTTAGCTGTTCCTCGCAAAACGGCGACAGCAGCGAGTTGCGCTGGCACAGCCGGCGAATCTCATGGTCAGGTAGCAGCACAAAAACTCAGCTAGGCGTGACAAGTATTGCCCAGCCACCAGTCCCGCGCACGCACCAGCGAGGCAACCAATTCGCGCGGCTGTAAGCCACGCCCTCGCCACCTTTGGCGCTGATGTAGCCACCATTTTTTAAATCAGCTTCACCGTAGGGATCGTTATGGATGAACACACCAGGATTGCAGCCAACAACCACAGACCAATGGCCGCCGCCTGTGGGATTAGCTGCTGTGCCGTAATGCAACCAACCCACAGCCACTGGGCGACCTGCCTTGATTTCAGATTCCAGCAAAGATGCGTCGCCATCCATTACAAATCGTGCGTTCAAACCCAGAAACTGCAACGCTTTGACTTGCGCCGCTGAATCCGTGCTGTCGCCATATTTGGCGCGCACCTTGTTGTAGGCATCGTCGCCAGAAATCTTGCCGTAAAACTTGGCAAGCATTGCGCAGCTAGAAGAAAAGCATTCGCGGTGGCCCTCGCCGCTTGCATTGTCGCGTTGGAACTCGTAAGGCACCTGCAGCAGCGTGGTGCTGGTTTGCTGTTTGCCCCAGCATTCGCCTTCAGCCTTACGCCGCCGCAGCAGGCCCGCCTCGACGTTGGTGCCGGGGTTGCGGTACAGCTCCAAAGCAGCAGGCACTCCGGCCCAGTCCTTCTCTTTCAGGCAGCGGCTGATCGTCTCAAAACCACCAGAGCCGTAGAACCCAGAGCCGAGGTTGTACGCGAACGACACCAGAGCTGACTTCTGGTTGTCGGCCATCTCTTTCCAGAACGGCACGCTGGCCCGCAACTTGTCTGCAATGTGGTCAACCTCAAGCCGCAGCAACATGTCGGCTTCGATCATCGTGATTCGATCGCCGCGTTTGACCGGCACGCCGCCGCTGTAGCGCGTGGTGCCGTAGCCAATGGTCCAAGGGTCGCCGCCACTCAGCGGGTCGGGATAAGCCGAAAGATGGACGCCCTCAAACTCCTTAATGAGCGCAATAGCGGCCGCGAGGTTGGCTTGCTTGCCGTCTTGGCTCCAGGTTTTGAACCAAGCCCGATCACGGCGCATGGCCGCCTCATAGCCGTTGGCCTCAAGGTCGGCCTCTAGCTCTTTAATCGCCGCGGCCTGGTGGGGCAGCGCCTTGTAGTAGCGAAACAGCTGCTCAAGGGTGATCGTCGCTTGATTGCTCATTGGTGGCCCAAGGTGCAGTTATGCGCAGCTCATCGCTGCTGATGATTGGCGGCGGCACCGCAGCAGGTTGGGTCTTATGCCAATCCTCGACAGCGCGATCTAGCCGCGGCTTGAGGGTGGCCCGGAACTTCCAATCCTGCGCAGCCTTGTGGACCTGGTGCCGCCAGTCCTTATCGCCAAAGCGCAAGAACCAAGTTGTGCCGCCTACTTTTTTTTGGCGACGATGTTGAGCACCTTGACCAGCAGCTGCACCCAGCTGTTCTCACGGATAGGCAGCAGGGTGATGATTTCACTGCCGGCCGCGGCAATGATTGCCAGAACGGCGAGAGCGGTGGGATCCATTTAGAAACGTTTGCTGCCTTGAAATTAGCGGCGGTTTTCTAGTTGACGCAACCGGCGTTCGTGATCGTCGAGACGTTCTTTGTGATCGCTTCGGAGTGCTGTGATCTGCTCCAAAATCAACGCCACCCGCGTATCCATGACGCTGGCACGTTTATCAATGCGCCACAGCGCACCAACGCCAGCAATGACTGCAGCGGTGATCAGTGGTGTCAAGAACGGATCCACCGCAGCGTTCTGGCTACGCTTTCATTATGGCGGCCCGTCGTCCATCACCTGGCAGTAGTAGCAGGATCGGCGAGCTTGTGCGGCTCGCTGTCTTGGGTTGGTCTGCTGCGCTTTTGACCGCTAGCTATATGGGATTGCTGCCAAAGATGGATCCAACCTTTATCGCCTCGATTTTTACCGGCTCGCTTGCTTGGTATGGCATCAGCAAGATCGAGCGATCTGACAACTCTCGGAACTCAAAGCCATGAGATGGTTGCCGCTTCTGCTGATCCTTCTGCCAGGCGTCGCTATGGCTCAAACGGTCACGCCCAATTTCACCCAGGGCAGCATGACCAGCACCACTACCACGACGCAAACGATCAGCGAGACGATCCAAGTCAAGATCTACGGCGGCGACTACGCCAGCTATTCCGGCGTCAATGTCACACCATCCGGCGCGATTGGAGCAAGTGGCACGACCTACAGCGTGACCAACGCGGGCGAGCAGTTCCAGCTAGAAACGGTCACCAGATCAGCGGGCATCGTCGAACAGCAAGACATAACCCGCACCATCACCACAAACTCCACCACAAACTCGCTGTCGGTGTTTTCGCAATAGCTTGCGCACTGCCAGCAGCGGCACAGGACGGCGGGACAACGGCAATCGCCAACCCAGTTGCAACGTCAACGGGCAGCGTCAGCAACCAGGCGGTGCAGATCAACCAAGGCAGCTACAGCCAGCAGAGCTACGGCGCTGGGCATACCTGCAATAGCTCCACGCTGGTTTTCACGCCGTTTTATTTGGGCAATGACGTGAACCCTGAGCCATACGTCCGAAACCAGAACTTTGGCGCACAGGTCAGCTTTAGCGTGCCGCTTGACTTTGAAATGGTGCGGCTATGCAAAGAGCTAGCCAAACGCAAGCTCGAAAAGGAACGGCTGGATTACGCCTTAGTGCGTGCCTTGAAATGCGCCGAGCTACTGAAGATGGGATTTAAGATCCGCGACGATTCACCCTTTGCGCCTGTCTGCGCTGATGTCGTTCCGATAGCCGCTGTCGTCCCCACGTCTGCACCGGCTTCCCCCGCAGCTTCTGTACCTTCGCAGCAGCAGCCTTAAACGTCGGCTTGAAGATCTGTACCAGGCGCTTAAACATCGAAGTAGCCGCTAAGGTTGCCGCAACGCTAATCACGCTAGTCGTCGCAGCCGCTGACAAGATCTCCGCTTTTGGTACAGGGACGGCGATGGATGTTCCCGGTACAACAACCTCAGTAACCTCCGCCGCTGGCAATGGCTCGGGAACTGCTTGGATTGATGGTGCGACCTGCCGCGCTGATGGTGCTGCCTGTGCTTGGCGCAGTGCTTCCCTTACTAGCTGTCGCAGATTTTGTTGAGTCTCGGGTGCAGGCTCGTCGCGCTTTGCGGGAGTCTCCACCTGCAATGGTTGAATGTCGTCAGCTTTTGCAGCGGGAGGAATAACGACAGGGCGATAGCTCGGTAATTCCGCCTTAGGTATTTCAAGAACCGGCGCAGGTAAGTCCGGCGGCTTAGGCGCTTGGAAGCTCGGGATGACCAGTGGCTCGATCATCAAAAGGATCCCGCCCGCCTGCCACTATCTTGCAAGCTCGTTTGTAGTAATAGCAATCGGTTTTACCGGCGTTTTCCAGCACTTGTTTAATGATGTGCCAGTTGTCGCGGGTGTGCTTGTCCACCTATCTGCCTTGACCGCGCATTGGCTTTTTGCCTTTACGACGTGGGCGTGAGTGCTGTCCCATGCCTTGCGATGTGGTTTTAGGGCGACCGGCTTTGTGCTCAACCCGCCCCAGCGCAGTTTTCGACTTGACTGCCATCAGACCTGCTCAGGCCAGGGGGTGATGAACGGCTCGGTGTTAGCCACCATTGAATCAGTCGCCTCGTCGTACACCTGAGCGGGGTTGGTCAGCAGTGCCACCAGCTCATCGGTAGTTGTGCAAGCTGCAATCTCAGCTTCACGGGTGCCGCAGATGGTGCGGACAGACGCGCGGTAAGCCAATACAGCAGCCGGGATGGCGGCGTCAGTTTCAGCCTTGCGGGTGACGTACCAGTCGGTCGGGGCAAGCAGGGTGCCAGCGATCTGCTTCTGCTGTGCGGTCCACTGAGTTTTCAGCCCGTAGTTGACGACTTGATTGCCGTCAGCGTCCAGGACTGGATCGCCATTCTCGTCGGTGGCGTTCTCGTCTTCCAGGCGCTTGGGGTTGCCCTCGCTCCAGTAAAAACGACCATCGACAGGTGCAGGATCGACTTCCCACACCACGCCAATCGCAGCCTTGTCAGCTTCACTCGCCAGCCGCAGCCAGTTTGCTGGGTACTGAATTGACGTGGCTGGATCGACAAACGCCTTGCCGACCCGAAGCTTTTTGCCGTTGAGAACGTAAGCCATGGTTAGATCCTAGCGAGCAGTGGCGGGCGAAACACCGTCACCGCCAAATGGGTTAGAGGCAAATGCGGCAAAGATATAGGTGTAACCAGAGTAATTAAAAACTTCGCCGCCGTTTCTCCACTTAAATCCATTTGAAAGAATATCTATGCCCCACGCCGAATTTGAAGATTCCGCGCTTGAGTTGTTTGCCTCAAGAAGGATTTCAATTTCGTTATACGTTTGTCGCGCTGTATCGAACATTGCCCACCCATAGGCATTGCTTGATGACTTAACTAACAACCACCTTGGTTCGAAGCCACAGTAAACAAAAGCGCCATCGGTTGACCCGTTGCCGGTGTAGCTGCCGAACTTGCTGTAGCCTTCGACTTCGGCAAAGCAGTAGGCAATCATATCTTCGCCAGTTCCATTGCCAGTGCCATCAGCGCCAACACTAAAAACCGTGCTAGTTGGTGATGTTGAATTCCAAATGTTTGCGTTTGTATTTACAGCAGCAGTGTCGTTAAGGTTCAAATATTTTGTATTGCCACCTAAATCTTTGTGATACACGCCCCAGCCGACAGTGGCGTCTCTGTTCTTGGTTATATACATATCCAAGGCAACGCCTAAACCATGACCCACTGTTGCACCAGCACCAGTTCCCGTATAACTAACAATCGAGAAGCCAGCCGTGGCGTTGACGCTTACCGTGCTGGTGATGCTGCCATTGGTGTTGCTTGAGGTGCCGTTAGCTCCAAGCCAGTTCCAAGCGACGTGGGCATTTCCGCTTGTATTTGCACCGGCTGCACTGCTGTTTGAACCTAGACGAAGACTGAATCCATCGGAATCAAAGCTATCGACCGTGCCATATTCATTGGTCTGGGTGACAGCAGTATTGTCTGAAAAAAGCACCTCAGTGCTACCACGGACGGCATCGACAAGGCGATGTGAAAACCCTGCGTCTCTATCTTTGATCCAAACCCAATCAGGCTGGAATCCGACCCCAGTAATCGACTGAGTGGACCCGTTACCCGTATAAAGCACCGTATTGAAATAATCCGACCCATCGGCAATGTCCGGCGCGGGGAGGTTCGACGTGTTCAGCGCCTTGAAACCCGTGGGTGGGGTGTAGGCAAAGGCGCGTTGTCCGAAGTTTGCGGTGTAATCCTCGTTGTCGTAAAGAGAAATGCTAGGACTTACAGGCTCCGTTAAACCTGTCTTACCGGCATTCGTACCAGCCGCAGGGTCACCAGAGTTA